CATCAGGGGGCAAAGCGGTGACAGAACAAGAATACCTAGACTTATTATTAGACAAATTAGGCGGTATGCCTGGAAAAAGAACTGATGGTGCAAAAATAATAAGAGGTTTTTCAAAATACTATGATGAAAAACAACAATTTGTTAAAAACTATAACTGGCAACATATAACAACAGCAATTGATATAGGCACCGGGATAGGAATTCTTCCATGGATGCTAATGCAAAAAGGTATTAGTGTTGAAGCAACTGAAATAGATTATGAATTAAAAAAACCCAACGGTACCTATAAAAAATGTTGTAGTGCAATAGGCCTTAAGGTACATTCTATGTATGTAAATAATAATGTTCCGATGAACTTCCCTGGAAAATATGATATCCTAGTTGCTAATAGAACAATGTTTGATAGAGAAGCATTGGCTCCCGGAGAAATATTTAATTGGAAATTCTTTTTAAACGATGCATTTCAGTATGTAGACCATGTTTATATTAAAACTAATATTGGCAGTAAAACACCACCGGGATTTACAACGACATACGCAAAATCTAAAGAACACTGGCTTAAAGAATTTGTATTTCATAATTACGGTAAATGGCACATAAAAATAAGCAAGGATGAATTTCGAGAGAGTGTTATTAATACCTAGCAGTTGCTAAATATATTAGCAGTTAATGTGAGAAGTCAATGACAAAAAAATTAGAAGAACTTTTAAATTTACCTGATTCAAAAGAAATTATCCAAGAATCAAAGAATACTGAAAAGGCAGAAGCCGCTATTGTAGAGCAACACGACACTGCTCGTGATATATCTGAGTTAGATAAAATTGCTAGTGCATTGCCAGCTGTAAAAGGACTAGGAGAATTAGCAGACAAAGAATTAAATGAAGTTGCTGACAAAGCAATGGCTGCTTATGACGACTTAATGGACTTAGGTATGAATGTTGAAAGCAGGTATAGCGGAAGAGTATTTGAAGTTGCAGGCAATATGTTAAAAACTAGTTTAGATGCAAAAACAGCAAAGCTAGATAAAAAACTAAAGATGATTGAACTACAACTTAAAAAAGAAAAACAAGACAAAGATAGCAACGGCATTGAAGGTGATGTTATAAGTGGCGAAGGTTATGTAGTAACAGATCGCAATAGTTTGCTTGAAAAACTAAAGAATATGGATAAATAACATTATAGTAGGATAGCGCCAATGAAATTATTTAAAGAATATCTAACAGAGTCTAAAAAGACTTATAAATTTAAACTAAGGGTAGCTGGAGAATTGCCAGAAAACTTTGCCGATAAGCTGGATCAAGCAATGACAAAGTTTGAAGTTGTTTCGATTAGCACAGGAAAGAAAACACCAATTACTGAAAAACCTTTAGATTTCCCACAACTAGCAAATTGCGAAGTTACTCATTATGATGTCGAAGTAAGTTATCCGGTGACAGCATATGTATTGGAACATTATCTTGTCAACGAAACAGGTACAGCTCATGCAAATCTTATTGTACGCGGAGAAGGTGATCCTGTAGAAGAGCAACAAATGGAAATTGCAGATGAAAAAGCACCATATGAGCCTTTATTAAACACAGAAGATATGGGCGGCGAAAGCGCACAAGATCAAGTTGCTAATAATAGAACTATGGACCTACTTAAAGAATTAGAAGTTGCACGTAAAGAAAGAGCTATTGACCCTGTAGACGGTATTAAGCCTGGAGAGTCAAAAGATATTAGTGCAGATGAAAACACAAAAAGCACTATAGGAAGTTAACATGAATAATATGCGATCATACTTAGAGATTTTAACAGAAGCACCAGCTCGTGGATTAAGCAGTGCTGGCGGCTTAGTAAATTTTAATGTAGACAAAAGTTTACCTATAACAAAAATTAAAGACTCAGAAGGAAATACATTTGATTTACATGCTGCAGAAGAAGATGCACAAAAATTTATAGATGGTAGTAACGCATATGAAAAGTTTGATGCTAGTACAGCTGCTCCTCAAGCAGGTGGAAACAAAGAATTAGATGCTATTGTAGCAAAATACGCAAAGTCCGGAATGTCATTAGATGATGTAGCAAAAATGGAGCAAGAAGCAGGTAGCGACAGTAATGCTAGATATGTTCTTGCATATGCAGCTAAAACATTAGGTGTTGAAGGAATGTACCGAGCTGACGGTAGCGGATTTGTATATATGGATAATGGAGAGCCTGCCGGAGCAAGAAGTGCTAGTTTAGGCCAGTCTCAGGATTTAGCAAAATTAAAATTATTGCCTCAGCCTATTGTAGATAAAATGCAAAAAGTTGCTGATAGTAAAAAAGAAGGCGATCCTGTTAAACAAAAATTTCAACAAGCAGTCAATGATCAAACAGGCGAAGATCCAGCAGCTATGGACGGCGAAGGTGGAGCCGCAGGCGCAGTTGCAGAAAAATTAAAACGTGTACAAGAACTACTTGCTAAAGCAATAGAACAAGCACCAGCTGCAGAAAGTTGGGCACCACGTAGTTATGCAGATCAATTATTAGAAGAAATTTCAGCACAAGAAACAACCGAATTACAAGGTTTAATAAAAGAATTAGAAACAGAACTTCCAAATATTGCAGACGAGTCTATAAAGCAACAAATAGAAGCAGCACTAAACCAATATAAAGAATTTCAAGCTAAGTCTACACAAGGTATAGATGAACCGGGTGCAGAAGGCGAAGTTCAAATAGATACAGATAGTGACAGTGCTATTGCGGCAGCTGTTAAAGATCCTGCACTTTGGATTACTAACGAAATGCCTAAAGAGTTAGCACAGGCTCAAGCTAAAGGATTGTTAAAAGCAACTGAAAACGGTAAGAAGAAATCAGCTTCTGCAGCTGCTGTACAACAGGTAATGAAACAAATTGCTAGTATTACTGGCAACACAGATATGGATATTGATGCAGATGGATTATACGGTCCAGCTAGTATTGCCGCAGTAAAAAAAGCACAAGAACTTGCAGGTATTACAGTAGATGGTGATCCAGGTGCAGACACAGCTGCAGAGCTAGTTAAGTTTAGTAAAGATCCAACTGGAAAAGGTGGTATTGCAGATACTGATTTAACACAAGATTTAGATGGTGCAATTGAACTACTTAAAAAAGGAATTGCTGCATTTGGTAGCGGTGAAACACCAACAGCGCAAGCAGGTGGTGATGACCCAACAGGAAATACAGCAGGAAGGGTAGGATCAACAGATCCTAAAAAAGCAGTTCCTCCTGGACAGCCTATTACCACAAGCATAGACTTTAGTATGCGTAACATGCTAGAAACACTTGAAACAATTCAAAGATTAGATGAAAAATTATCTCCAGAAGATGAAGAAGCATTAAAAGTTATTATAGGCGAGTTACAACCTAAACTTGATGACCCTGAATACCAAGCAAGTTTAGATCCAGAAATGCAGGCTAAATTTACAGAATTAACAAAATTACGTGCAGAATATAATAAATTAGTTACTGACGGTGCTACTGCACAGGATGGTGGAGGCGCAAGCCAAGACGCTATTGCAGGTAAATTACTTAAAGCAGTAAAAGGTATGGGTACAGACGAAGAAGCTGTATATGCCGCAGTAGCAGAAATAGCTGACAAAGCTAGTTTTGATAAAATGTTAACTGCAAATCCAGAACTAATACCAACAGTGTTAGATGACTTTAGCGGAGCTGAACTACAAAAAGTAATAGATGGTTTTGCAGCTAAAGGTATTAAAATTGAAGTGGTTAAAGAACCAAAAGGACTTACTAGCGGAACTTACAAATATGACGGTAAGACTTATGGCGTGGGTGCAGGCAAAGAAGAGCCAAAAGCAGATGCAGGTGTTGATCCTAACAAACTTGCAAACCCTACAGGCAATCCAGAACAACCGGCAGCGCCGGCAACACCTACACCAAGACCACCAAATCCGGCACAGGCTGGCATAAACTCAAGTAAGGACTACGGAATGAAAAAAGCAATTAACGAATCAGCATCAATGAATATATCAATGAGCGGAGACAATGCAAGCGAAGTAGGCGAATTATTAAAAATCCTTAAAAATGCAGGTATGCCAGATGCAGCTCCAGTAGGCGCAATGGATATGCCAATGGATACTCCAATGCCAGTCAGCTCTATGGGCGGTGATAGTAAAATGGATATAGACATGGACGGTGATCACCAACCAGATATTGCTGTTAAACCTACGACTCACGATCATGATATGCCAGATGAAACACCATGTGGTGGCGGTGATGACAAAGACTCTATAATGAAATTAGCTGGACTTAAAGGTCCAATGCCTGAAGACGATGTAGAAGAAGACGGTTGGGACAATTCACCAGATGAAGAATACAAAGACGATAATACAATGTATCAGTCAGGTGGACTTGCAAAGCCTAAAAAAGCATACCCTGCTGCACAAGACGGAGACAATCCAATGGCAGTAGAATCAGTAAAAGAAAGACTTTGGGCTGCACTACAAGAAAAAACTGCGAAAGCATCACGTGGTAATGAAGACATCAAGACAACTGAGGGCCGAGGAAAAGGCCGTGGTAAGAAAAAGTCAAGAGGTTAATTGGGAAACATATTTCCAACACATTAAACCTGTATGTCCCTGGAGCGGCGCAGCTCTTAAAAAAGGCGAATTAAAAATTACACAATGGTCTGGAGAAATTGAGCCTTTATGCAACAATCAAGCCATTGTTTACATTTGTCCAAAATATAATCGTAGAAGATTAAAAAAATTACACAAAAAATTAGACAAAGGTGACTACGAATGGCTATGGAGCGAACCGACTAATGGTCCTAATGCTTCACCTGTACCTGTACTAATACAACAAGACAAGCGTAAGTTATTTGATCTTAGGTTCGATACAGGTTACTACGATGATATAATAGGTTAAATACAGTATGAGCAAAAGTTTAGATGGCGTATTAACCAAAAAAGCCAACCAAAAAGAAACATTTACAGAACAGCAAATTTTTGATTTGCAATCATGTATGAATCCTCAAGATGGATATTTGTATTTTGCAAGAATGTTTGCTTACATACAGCATCCTGTTAAAGGAAAGTTACTTTTCGATCCATTCGAATATCAAGAACGTTTGCTAAAAAGTTATCATAATTTTAGATTTAATGTAAATATGCTTCCAAGACAAACAGGAAAGACAACCTGTGCTGGCATATATCTTCTTTGGTATGCTATGTTTACTCCCGATCAAACTATTCTTATTGCCGCACACAAATACACAGGTGCACAAGAAATTATGCAACGTATACGTTATGCATACGAATTATGTCCTGATTATATTAGAGCCGGTGTTACTAACTACAACAAAGGTAGTATTGAATTTGAAAACGGTTCACGTATTGTTAGTGCTACTACAACAGGTAACACAGGACGTGGTATGTCCATATCGTTATTATATTGCGACGAGTTTGCATTTGTACAACCTAATATTGCTACAGAATTTTGGACATCAATATCACCTACACTAGCAACTGGTGGTCGTGCTATTATTACATCAACACCAAACTCAGATGAAGATACGTTTGCTACTATATGGAAAGAAGCAGAAAAGAAATATGATGACAGCGGCGCAGAACAAGAAATAGGTGCAAACGGATTTCATAGTTTTAGAAGTTATTGGCAAGAGCATCCTGACAGAGATGATGTTTGGAAAAACGAAGAACTAGGACGTATTGGGGAAGAAAGATTCCGGCGTGAATATGATTGTGAATTCTTAGTATTTGACGAGACACTTATTAGTAGTTTAAAACTTGTTACTATGGAAGGCGAAAAACCTATGATGAACATGGGACAAACCCGTTGGTATAAAAAGTTATCTAAACAATGTTCTTATGTTGTTGCACTAGATCCTGCAATGGGTACTGGCGGTGATTATTCAGCAATACAGGTATTTGAATTACCTAGTTATACTCAAGTTGCAGAATGGAGACATAACACAAGTCCCATTACTAGCCAAATACGTGTGCTAAAAGACATATTAGATCACATAGTAGGTGAAACAAATAATCCTCAAGGAATATATTGGAGTGTTGAAAATAACGGATTAGGCGAAGCTGCACTTATTGTTATAAATGATTTTGGTGAAGAAAATTTGCCAGGGTTGTTTGTAAGTGAGCCAATGCGTAAAGGACATGTTAGAAAGTTCCGAAAAGGTTTTAATACCACACATAGTACAAAAATTAGTGCATGTAGTAGAATGAAAACAATGATAGAAAATGACAAAATGCAAATTTTCTCAGGAGCGTTAATTACTGAATTGAAAGGATTTATTGCAACAGGATCTAGTTATCAAGCAAAAACTGGAGAAACAGATGATCTAATTAGTGCATTATTACTTGTTATTAGAATAATGAGTGTACTAAAAGATTGGGATCCTAGAGTCTATAATACATTTAAAAGTATGGAAAACGAAACTGATTATGAACCACCCATGCCCATCTTCATATCGACCAATTATTGATAAATATTAATATGAAAAACTTAAATCTAATCGGCGAAGAATTATTTAATAAAATACGTGGACGCTTTCCAAGCGTAACAATTGGTAATGGTGAAGGCAATGTAACCAATGTACCTAACGAAGCGAGGTTCTTTGATTTTGATTTTAAAGAAGGCGATAAAGATTTAGGTAAGGTAAGTATTAGTGTAGACGAAAAAAGTTTAAGTGTTATGTACAGTGACAATTTTATTGAAGGTCAAGACAGACTTACAAAAGAACGATGGTACGGGTTTTTAAAAGAACTAAGATATTTTGCTAAAAAACGATTGCTAAACTTTGATACCAGAGACATTACAAAGTCGAATCTAAACAGAAGAGATTATAAGTTTTTAGCAAACAAATCCGGAGAAGAAACAATGAGCGAATCAAAAATGTATGGGACTAGTAGATCAAGCTACCAAGATGTAGGCACAGCTAGATTAGCACTAAAACATAGTAAACCTGTAAACCATGAATATGCAGCTGGCAGAACACAAAATGTAGAAGCTATTTACATCGAAAGTTCACAAGGTGAAAGATTTAAATATCCATTTAAACATCTAAACGGTGCAAGAGCAATGGCTCGACATGTTAGTGAAGGTGGCAACGCATATGATGATTTTGGTAAGCACATAGTAGGTCTATCAGAAGAACTTGCTAAATTAAGAAAATTTAAAAATTACATGAGTCGCTCAAGTGTAATGGCTGAAGGCTTAATTGATTACATGGACGTTGTTTTTGAAAGAATTGATACAGTTAAAAAGACTGTAGAGCAATTACAAAAAGAATCTTATTATAAAGAAGCATTTAATAACTATGCAATACCTGTAATGGAAGATGTACCGGAAGATATTGCAAGTAATTGGATTGATCAATTAACTATTAAACAGTTTAACGAAGAATTAAAAGATGTATTTCCTTACATTTATAAATTAGTAAATGAAAAAACTAAAGCACAAGAGTTAGGACCTGAAGATTTGTTAGGTGAAGCTGATGTAGCAGAAGGCTATATGAAAGGCCATAGCAAGTATCATTGCGAAGACTGTGGTTGTCAAATGCATAACTGTAAATCAGATTGTGATTGTTCACATGACTCACATGATGAAAAAGGTAGTTGGTGGAAAGATGCAAACGGAAATGGTGTTCCAGACATAATGGAAGACTCGGACACAATGACCGAATACGAACAATGGGCAAATGAAATTGTAGAGACAGGATTAGATACAGAGCCCGAAGAAGAAAAAATCCCTGTTACTGAATTTGTATTATCATTGTTTGATAGAGAAACTGGTCAGTTTCCAAAAGGTGAAACAGCAGTACTAACAGCAATAGAAAAAGATTACGGTGAGCAATATATTGATCCAGCAAAGTCATTTATCGAAGCAATCAATGAAAAATATGCACAGTTTACAGAAGCTGGAGCAGATGCTACAGGCCAGGCCAATACAGAATACGGACGAGCACCTGTTGATGCACAAGGTAATCCAGATGGACTTGCAATAAAGAAAAATATGATTAGGGTTTTTGGTGTAATTAAAGATGACCCAAAGAAACTTATGAAATATCTACAAAATCCAAAAGTATTAAAATTCTTACGTAGCTTACCTAAAGATGACGATTTTGCTCTAGCAGTAGGCCAAAGGATGAATGATATTAGAGGTGTTGCCAAATACGAGCCAACAAAAGAAGACGGCACTGTAATGGAACCTACCGTATCACAAGAAGAAAACGACATCAAAAGACTAGCAGGATTATAGGAGAGAGCAAATGGCAGTAATACCATCAGCAGAAAGACGTTCGTATGCTACGGGCGGAGATAACACAACAGTAGGCACTATGTATTCACCAAATGCATTTTGCTATAAACTAACTGTAGAAAACGCATCTAATGGAGCAATTGACTTAAGAGCAGAAGATGATGCATACAACGAAGTAGTTGGACAAATTGTAAGGGAAATTAGTCCACTTGCATATTTTGTAGTAGATGATGCCAGCGGCGTTGTACATCTAGTAATGGATAAAAACATAAATGATGCAGCTCAATTACAACAACGTATTAGAGAAATTGGTAAAGATACCGGTGCAACAACGACATCAATCGGACCAAACGACATTGATATCAGCGGTTCGGACGTGGTCGCAGCTTCAAGCATTACTGTAGCATAATAAAAAAATAAAATAATTTCAAGAATTTGTCAGATTTCACTTGACTTCTGGTAAATAATAGCGTACAATACATAGTGTGCTGTACGAATAAAGGCACAAGAGTAGCAAATAATTTGTTGCTCTGCACATAGGCATAACATATAGGAGGCATTAACTATGGCATCATTAGCAGAAATCCGAGCAAAGCTCAAGGAACAAGAAGCTGGCGCAAGCGGTCAACGCTCAGGCGGTGGCGATAACGCAATTTACCCATTTTGGAATATAAGCGAAGGTAGTAGTGCAACACTACGATTCCTTCCTGATGGAGATGATTCAAATACTTTCTTTTGGAAAGAACGTTTGATGATTAAACTTCCATTTGCAGGTATTAAAGGCGACACAGGATCACGTCCTGTACAAGTACAAATTCCGTGTATGGAAATGTATGGCGAAACATGTGAAATTCTAAACGAAGTACGTGGTTGGTTTAAAGATCCAAGTTTAGAAGATATGGGTCGTAAGTATTGGAAGAAACGTTCTTATATCTTTCAAGGCTTTGTAACGGATAATCCACTAACAGACGACACTCTCCCTGAGAATCCAATTAGACGTTTTATTATTGGTCCGCAAATCTTCCAAATTATTAAGGCAGCACTAATGGATCCAGACATGGAAGA